TAGTGGTTTGGCTGTTCCTTTACAATTGCAGCTTATGGAAGTGGATATGCTGGACGAGACACGCGATGTTTTTAAGCCTGCCAAGAACGGTGGATATACAAAGCAAGGTATACGTTTTGGGAAGACTGGGCGTCCTGAGAGTTATTATCTTTATAAGAACCATCCTGGCGAGAGTGGTTTATTTACAAATTCAAATGATAGTATCGAGGTCAAGGCGTCTGATATATGCCACCCATTTAAGGTTGATCGCCCTGGGCAGATAAGAGGAGTCCCATGGGGTGCGCCTTGCTTGTTAAAGATGCGCGATCTTGACGAGTTCGAGGATGCTCAGCTTTTAAGGCAAAAAATCGCGGCCTGTTATGTCGGTTTTGTTCGTGATATAGAAACGCCCGATGGCGGTGTTACCAAGCAAGAACTTGATGATATCGGTGACTTCGAACCTGGAATTATTGAAAAGCTAGGCCCAGGTAAAACTATTGAGTTCACAAAGCCGCCAGGTGTTGATGGTGATTATACAGGTTACGTCCAGCAACAGCAAAGAGCAATTGCTGCAGCCTTCGGCATTACTTTTGAGTCGTTGTCCAATGATCTGTCTGGCGTGAACTTTTCTTCTGGACGAATGGGGTGGCTTGAGATGCATAGAAATATCCAGCAGCATCGTTGGAATATAATGATTCCTCAGTTTAATCAAAAAGTCTGGGATTGGTTTAAGGAACAAGCGGCCTTATCTATGGGCCTGGATTTTACTGGAATAACTGTTGTCTGGACTCCGCCGCGTCGTGAGATGATTGATCCTGTAAAAGAGACTATCGCTATTGAGAGGCAGATCAGAATAGGATTAAAGTCTCTTGTTTCTGCACAAAAAGAAAATGGTGAAAATTCTCGCGATTTGTTTAATGAGATAGAGCAGACAAATAAAATTTTGGATGAAAAGGGTATTGTTTTGGATAGTGATCCGAGGCATGACAAGGTTTCCGTCCCGCAGCAAGATGATGATGATGATGCGCCCGATGGTGATGATTCCGCGCGTTACTTTATTGATGAAGAAACTGGCGATGTATATGGACGGGGATTAGATGGCAAAATCCAAAAAATTTAGGAAGCTTACGCCTATTGAGGTTGATGTTAATGGTGAAGTCATGGGGCTTAAGCCTGCGAGGTTTCCTGACGCTATAGCTTTTAAGGCGTCGCGCCTTATACCGACACCGCAAGACGGTAAGGACGGCGCTTCTATAAGGGGGCCTCGTGGAGAGCGTGGCCGAGATGGTGAGTCAATAAAAGGCGATCGCGGTCTTCGCGGTGAGCGTGGTTTAGATGGTAAGGATGGCGAATCAATAAAAGGCGAGCGCGGCGCTCCTGGTCGAGACGGCAAGGATGGCGAATCAATAAAGGGCGATCGTGGTATGCGCGGCCCCCGCGGTGAGAGGGGTAGGGACGGTGAATCAATTCGCGGTTCTGACGGCGCCAAGGGGGATAAGGGTATCAACTGGCGCGGCGAATGGGATTCTGAAAAAACTTATTTTATTGATGATGCGGTTAGCTGGGATGGTAGTTCTCATATTTGCGTTAAGAAAAACAAGGGCCAGAACCCTAGTTTAGAGGAGGAGTGGGATTTTCTGGCGCAACGTGGCGCGAATGGTGCCTCTATTAAGGGCGACCGCGGCGCAGATGGTGTTTCTATTACTGGCCCACAAGGGCCACCAGGTGAGCCTGGGCAAGACGCTGTCGGCGAGGATATAAGGAACGGATTTTACAGAGTCCTTGATGGTGAGTCTTTAGTTATTGAACAATATAGACAGTCTGTTACTTTAGGGGGTATGGTGTTTATAGAGGCGGGCGGGTCTGTGACCGTTCAGGGGCAATATTATATAAGGTTTTAAAATGGTATCAGATGTAGCGATTATTGCAATGCAGGAAGGGGGGGCAACTCTTCCACCAGTTCAGCCAGGAATTTCTATTATATATGAAGACCCTGCCACTGGTGAGCTTTACAGGCGATCTTCTGACGGTAGCGCCAGGAGTTTAGAGGTCGGATTTTCAGGCGCTTATGGTGATTTAACAAATGCGCCAACCCTTGGAACTGCTGCTGCTGCTGACATTTCTGATTTTGCAACACCAGCGCAGGTGGCCTTAAAGGCAAATTCTGCTGATTTGGCCGCTGTTGCTACAAGTGGTGATTATAATGATTTAATAAACACACCATCTTTGGGTACTGCTTCCGCTTCTAGCATTTCTGATTTTGCAACGGCTCAGCAGGGTGGCCTTGCGGATTCGGCATTACAGTCTGGTGATAATGTTTCTGAATTAGCCAATGACGCAGGGTATATCGTGGGGGAGACATTGACTAGCTTGGCTATTGTTGGGAACGAGCTGCGCTATACGGACGAGGATGGTTCTGTAACTCCTATAGATTTGACTGTTTATCTTGATGATAGCAATTTATCAAGAATTTCTAGCGGTTCACTTGATGGCGCGACTGGTGTTGTGACCTTTACAAGGGACGACTCGTCTACGTTTGATATTGATTTGAGTGATCTTATTGACGCGGATCAAACGAGCACAACCGTTGCAAACCTTTCTAGTGTTTCGGGCGCAACAGTTACAGCCGCCTTAGATAATTTAAACAGCGCATTAGGGGGCAAGGCAAATTCTGCTGATTTGGCTGCTGTTGCTACAAGTGGTGATTATATTGATTTAACAAACACACCATCTTTGGGTTCTGCTGCCACTTCTAGTGTTTCTGATTTTGCGACTGCGCAACAGGGCAGCCTTGCGGATTCAGCATTACAGTCTGGTGATAACGTTTCTGAATTAGTCAATGATGCGGGGTATATCGCGGGTGAGACTGTTACTAACCTATCAAGAACAACAAGCGGCGTCGTTTATGAGAACGAGGATGGCGTCAGCCAGACCGCCAATTTTTTAAGTTTAGTTACTTCTGCGCAGAGATTGGCCCTAACTGTTTCAAAAGCCGATCAGGTTTATGATACTGATCTTGACTGTGTTTGTACTTACAACGGGACAGTATGGGTTTATAAGGCCAATGTTGTCCTTTCGGGCGCGGAGGTCACGACATCAAGTTCCATGACCGCGGTAAATGGGTTAGAGACTCCTAGTTTAGAGCCTGGTAAATATGTTTTAAGGGCGCGTGTAATCACCCGTTCTAGCGCCACTTTTAACGGGATAACGTTGCGCTGTAATTCGGTGGGGGCTTCTGTTTCTTCTATTTTGGTCAATTGGAGTAACCCCGATAGGGCGACTTCTTCTGTCAATGGTGTTCAGCATTGGACGCAAGAAAACAATACCGACGATACCGCAGTAACTGATGCGCCAGTAAGTAATCAGGATTACTTGATTGAGGGTGAAGGCGTTTTTTCTGTGACTTCTGGAGGCTCTATAGGGGTTTCGTTCAGAAATAGGTATAACGGTTATGTCGCTACATTGCAGGCAGGAAGCGTTTTAGAGATTGAGAAGGTGGCATAATGAAAGTAAACGGTGTTGATATAATTGATAGAGAGCATTTGGTCGAGACAATATCGGACTGGGGAGAAGATGCTAAGGAGTCTATTTTGTCGGTATATGATGGTGTTACTCTCCCAAAACAGGAGGAGCCGCCAAGGCTTAGGATATTCAATTTTATAGAAGAGTATCAGAACCCGCGCACTACTGACTTTACAATAATTGGATTAACAAAAGAGGCCCCAGCTTACGAGAAGGGGCGTAAGGTTCGCGCACAATATCACGACCCTAAAACGGGTGATATTGTTGTTGAAAAAATATTTAAAGATATAATTCGTTCTGGGCGCCTGTCTTCCCTCGATATAACGTTCAACTGGTATGACGAATCAGGCGAGGTTTCCGTAACTAAAACTGATACGGTTCGTAATTATTCTTTTGATGAGGCGGAGACCGCTCTGCGCCATCGCCGCGCAAAGCAGATGGATTATTTAAAGGGGTTTTCACGAGGCACGCCTTTAGAGGCGTATATGGATGTTTTGTTTTCTTATTACGAGCATGAGCGCCTGGCCTATGTTGAGAGCGGAAGTGTTGAGTTGCAAGATGCTATAATGACAGAAGATGATTCTGATATGTTGGCCATATTAAATGCTCCTGTCTCTGAGGGGGTTACGGTGTCAATGGCTATATTGAATCAGATAACATGACAAATCGGGAAGAAATACCAGAGGAGTTCATAAAGTCTAGTGATGGCTGCACACTCTGGCCCGATTTATGGTATGGTGATCCTTGCTGTTATATACATGACTATGAGTCTACTTTAGATATTCCCAAAATAGATACTCACTTTAATTTGAGTATATGCGTGATAAGGGATACTTACTACCATGTACATGATGCTATCGATCCTTTTAGCCCATTTCTTGCTGATATTTTATCGGGGGCGGTTATCCCTATAGGCGGCGTGATTGCAATAGCGATGTTGGTGGGATTGGTGTATCTTAATAAGATTTATTTAAAGTTCAAGAATAAAGGTAAAAGCGGTATTGCCTGAATCTCAAAAACATGAAATAATCAAACCCGACATGACAAAAAAAGTTAAAACACAACAAACTTATTTGCGGGCCAATGTATCGCCAGAATCACTTAATCGTGATGATAGGACAGTTGACGTTGTTTTTACAAAGGGCTCAAGTGTTCGTAGGTATGACTATTTTTCTGGAGAGACATTCATAGAGGAGCTTTCACTTGATGAAGGCCATGTGGATTTGTCTAGGCTTCAAAATGGGGCGCCAGTATTAAATAATCATAATAGGTATTCATTAGAGGATCAGATTGGTGTTGTGGTGAGTGCGGAGCTTATCCCTGGGAAACAGGGTAATGCTCAATTAAAATTTTCTAAACGTGATTCTGTTGAGGATATTTTCCAAGACATAGAGGATGGCGTTATTAGGAATGTTTCTTTCGGGTACACGGTGGATAAGTTCACCGACGTATCAGGAGAAGACGACGAAATCAGAACATTGCGTGCGGTGGATTGGCAGCCTTTTGAAATATCAATGGTTGCTGTTCCTGCGGATGCAGAGGCTCAAGTGAGGGGTAAAGAAGATTCTGACACCTCTTTCCATGAGTCTGTTGTTTCGGTTCGTGATTTAAACCCAGCCGATAATGGCGTTTCAAACTATGGAGATAGAAGTATGTCTGACGATCAAGTCAAAGAAAATGAAGAGTCGGAGATTGAGGCTGTTGAAGCTGATGAGTCCGAAAAAAATGTTAATAATGAATCATCGGGCGAAGCGCCTGCCGAAGAGGCGGCTGATGCCCCTGCCGAGGCTCCTGCCGATGTTGAGCGTTCTTTAGAGCGAGCAGCTATTGAAGAGCGCGAGCGGGCGGCTTCTATCACAGATTTGGCAAATGTTCATGGCCTCGGTCGTGAGTTCGCTGATAAACTAATTAAAGAGGGCGTGGACCTAGCTGTTGCTCGTGAACGCGCTTTAAATAAAGAATTAACCGATGGTGGTTCTCATTTCCGTGGCATGTCTCTTATTGAGCTGTCTCGTGAGTTCTTACCAGACCGTGGCTCTAAATTGAGCAAGGTTCAGGTCGCCGAGCGTGCTTTACATTCTACATCTGACTTCCCTACTATTTTGGCGAATGTTGTTAATAAGACATTGCGCGGCTCTTATGAAGAAGCGCCACAGACTTTCCGTCCACTTGTTCGTGAAGCTTCTGCTCCAGACTTTAAAAACTTATCTCGCGCACAGCTTGGTGAGGCTCCTAAACTTGAGAAGGTTGGCGAGCATGGCGAGTTCGAGCGTGGAACTATCGGAGAAGGCGGCGAAGAGTACCGCTTAGAAACTTTTGGTAAGGTTGTTGGCGTTACACGTCAAGTTCTTATCAATGATGATATGAGCGCGTTCACACGTATTCCACAAGCTTTGGGTTATCAGGCTGCAAATCTTGAGAGCGACCTTGTTTGGGGGGAGATCACGGGCAATCGTGTTCTTTCAACAACTGGACAGCCTTTGTTTAGTGCAGCCCACGGCAACCTTGGCACTGGTGCCGCATCTGCTTTGGATGCTGATACTTTGACATCATTGGCCGCGGCTCGTTTACGTATGCGTAAGCAGACTGGTCTTGATGGTGAAACTAAGTTGAACATCATGCCTTTCTACCTAATTGTACCACCTGAGTTGGAGACAGAGGCGGACAAGATTGTTTCTTCTATCTCTCCTGAGCAAGCTGGAAAGGTTAATCCGTTCCAAGGTCTGCAGAAGATTGTTGAGCCTCGTTTGAGTGATGCTGTTGCTGGTGAGACAGCTTGGTATCTTGCGGCGAATATTGGCCAGGTTGACATGATCGAGATCGCGTATCTTGATGGCGTCCGTGGCCCAACAATTGAAACACGTAATGGTTTCGATATAGATGGTCTTGAGATTAAGGCTCGTATGGATGTGGGCGCTCGTGCGTTAGACTTCCGTGGTCTTGATAAATCAGAAGGTGCTTAATTTTAAAAAGAAAAGGATTTTAAAATGAAAAACTACGTAAAACCAGGTAATGAAGAAGAGTTCACAGCGCCAGTCGGTGGTGTGACTTCTGGCCAGCTTCTTATCGTTGGGGATTTGGCTGTTGTCTCTTCTGTCACGGTGGCAGAGGGTGAACTTTTTAACGCGGCGACTGTTGGGACATTTAGTTTTCCTAAAGATTCAGCGACTGTCTTCGATGAGGGTGTTTTGGTATACTTTGATGATGCCAACCCTGGTCAAGTTATCGATGTAGATGGTGGCGGCTCTAACAAGCTTATTGGCGCGGCTGCTACTACTGGCGGCGCTCAGGCGGGTTCGGATACTGTCCAAGTGCGTTTAAATGGCTCAGCAGCTTAGGGCCATAAAATATGGATTGGCTTGATAGAGTGCAAGCGATGTGGGGGGCCTTTGAAAGGCCCTCTGCTTTTGGTACGCAGGTTGTATATCAACATGCCACTTTAGGCACGCTGATAATCAATGGGATTTTTAACGAAATCCATAATGAAATTGATCCTGATACTGGCGTTCCTGTTGCCACCCAAACACCAAATCTTGGTGTTAATTTAGATGATTTTTCAGTTCCCCCCACAACAAAAGATACTCTTGTTGTCCATGGTAGAAATTACAGGGTTAGGCGAATTGATGAAGACGGCGAGCATTTAGCAGAATTGATGTTACATGAGGTGCCGTCGTGACGTTAGAGAGAATTAAAATAAGGTCAAATATTGAATCGTTATTAGTTAATGATTCGGCTGTCACGGCTTTAGTAAGTGTCGATAATATTCACCGCTCAAGAATGAGGGCTTTAGAGGATGTTGAGTCCTTGCCTGCTATTTTAATTTATACAACTGGCGAATCACTTGTTGAGTTTAACGCAGCCCCCCTTACTTATTCACGTTCTGTCGATCTTAATATTCAGATTATAGGGCAAAACACCGCGGCAGGCGGTGATTTAGAAGATGAAATAGATAGGATCGGTCAGGCTGTTGAGAATGTTATTCACAGCAACGACACATTAAAAATTGATGGTAGTGATTTTTGTGTTCAAAAACTTAGAATGACAGGCGTGTCAATTGACTATGATGTTGAGGCCTCGCGTCAAACCGCGGCTTTGAACCTTCGATTTTCTGTTGAATATGATAAACAGGCCCCTGCTTCTGGTGCCGATGGTGTTGTTGATGATCTGTTAAAGGCATCTATTAAGTATGACTTACACCAACAAGATGGAATTATTGAACAAGAGGATTGTATTGAAACGCCTTTAGGGGCATAATAGTTTTGCAAGATAGGATTTGACATGAAAACTTTAATAAAGCCAGTTGACGGAAAAAAGGTTCCAAACCCATTAGATGGGTCTTTTATTTCGCCTGATGGTATATGTGTAGATGTTTCAAAAAAATACTGGATAAGACGAATCGCCGAGGGGTGTGTTTGTGTTATTGCTGAGTCTAAAGAATCTAAGCCGAAGAAGGTTAAGAACAAAGAAAAGGATATTTAATTATGACAGTGCCATTTAATGAAATCCCTAACAATTTAAGAGTGCCATTTGCTTATGTTGAGTTTGACGGTTCGCGTGCGCAGCAAGGGCTAGCGCAGCAGACTTATCAGACACTCATCATTGGCGAAAAGACCACTGACGGTACAGCCGAAGCAGGCGAGATAGTGCGAGCAACAAACCCAGCGCAAGCCTCTTCGTTGTTTGGCCCTGGTTCAGTTATTTCTGATATGGCGGCTCGTTATTTTGAAAATAACAGCTTTACCGAAACTTTTTTCCTTCCCCTTGGTGACGCCGTTGGCTCCGTTGCTGCTACTGGCTCTATTGAGTTCACTGGCCCAGCAACCGCCAGCGGTTCATTAACATTCTATATCGCTGGTTTACGTTTCCAGGTCGGTGTGAGTGTTGGCGATACAGATGCGGAGATCGCTACTGCTGTTGCGGCGGCTATTACTGCGAAAACATCTTGTGTTGTGACCGCGGCGGCCACTGGTAGTGTGGTTGATTTAACTGCAAAGAATACAGGTGTTGTCGGGAATGATATTGATGTTCGCTTAAATTATTTTGAAGGTGAGGCAACGCCTGCGGGTCTTGTTGTTGCTATCACGGCTTTCGCGGGCGGTACAGGTACACCAGACGCGGCGGCTTTGATCGCTGCTATCCCAGAGGAGCAATATAATATTATTATATCTCCTTATACTGACGCCGCTACATTAACCGCGCTTGAGGCCGAGCTTGATGCTCGTAGTGGTCCTTTACAGCAAATAGAAAGTTATGCGATCGCCTCTTCAAATGGTGATTTTAGTGCGCTTTCTGCTTTGGGAGATGGGCGAAATTCTAAGTATTTTTCAATTATGGAGAATGCTGGTTCACCTACACCGCCTTGGCAGAATGCGGCTGCTATTGGAGCGCAACTTGCCTTCCATGGCGCCATTGATCCTGCGCGACCGTTTCAAACTTTAGAGTTAAAGGGTATTTTAGCGCCTCGCGCTGCTGATAGGTTTACTTTACAAGAGCGTAATTTACTTTTATACAATGGTATTTCTACAAGAATTATCAATTCAGATGGTACTGTTCGTATTGAGCGTGTCATTTCTACATATCAGGAAAACGAGTTCGGCGCGTCTGATACTTCTTTCTTGGATGCAAACACGGCTTTAACATTAAGCTACTTGCGATATTCGCTTCGTAATCGTTGGCTTGTTCGTTTCCCGCGCCATAAGGTGGCGAATGATGGGACAAGATTCGGCTCTGGACAGCCTGTTGTAACGCCAGTTACAGCGAAGGCCGAATTGGTTGCTCTATTCACTGAGTGGGAGGAGCGTGGTCTTGTTGAGGGCGTAGATCAATTTAAGAATGATTTAATTGTCGAGAGAAATGGACTTGATCCAAATCGTCTCGACGCTTGTTTAAATCCTGACCTTGTGAATCAGTTACGAGTGTCGGCTTTCAAAATCGGCTTTTTGCTATAAGGAGAAAATAAATGGGTCAAAGACGCGGCGGGATTATATCCCTAACTTTATCGGGTGAAATTTTAGATGCTAAAGGTAACTTTAGTTACAACCTAGGGCAACCTATGCGCGAAGGCATTGTAGGCTCTGACAGGGTTCATGGTTATTCTGAGAAGCCCCAAATTCCTTTTGTTGAAGGCGAGATTACAGATCGTTTTGATCTTGATTTAAAAAATAGTCTTTTCGCTTTGACAGATGGCACTATCACATTGCAGGTCGGAAATGGTAAGACGGTTGTTTTGCGTGGCGCCTGGTTCGCTGGTGAGGGTAATGTCCAAACAGAAGAGGGGAACATCGCCGTAAGATTTGAAGGCGAAGTTGCCGAGGAGTTTTAAATGAGTGTTTTTCACGTTAAATTAAAAGAGCCTATTGAGCAGGGGTCTGAAACGATCACAGAGTTCAATATGAAAAAATTGAAGGCGAAGCATTTTAGGATCGTCAAGAATCTTGACAGTATGACAACTGACGAGACTTTAGACCTTATTGGTAAGTCCGCTACACAACCTAAAGCCGTTATTGACGAGCTTGGAATTGCTGATATGGCGGCTTGCATGGATGTTCTGTCAAATTTCTTCGAGGATGGCCCAGAGACTGGCGAGCAACATTAGCGGTATTCGCTAGAGAGTTGCACTGGCAACCATCCGAGCTTCTGGAGTTAACAATAGATGATTTGATTTTTTGGAGTGATTCGCTAGAGGAGTTGAAGAAGTTAGAAGAATGAAGAATTTTCCTTTAAGTGTCACCATCAAAGGCATCGACAAGCTATCTGCGCCTTTCAAAAAAATTAATAATAATTTAGGTAAGGTAAACACTGGTTTTAAAAGGCTTCGTGCGCGTGTAACTGTATTGAGCGCGGCTGCGGGTATACCTAAGTTGACAAAGGCTTTTAAAAAATTTGGCGGTTCCTTGAAAAATACTGTTGGTGCTATTGGCCGTTTCGGTCGCCGCGCTGGTGTCGTTTTTGCTTCTGTTTCTGCCGCTGCGACTGCCTTGGTTTTGAATGTGTCGTCTTTGGGGGACTCTATCGCCAAAAATGCCGATG